TAGTAAGAGATTACTTTAAAAGAAAGTTTATAGAGTTAGGATTTTCAGGAAGTATATTAGAAAAAAATGTACTATCATTTATACAAGGGCAAAGAGCAGCAGGCCCAAAAAGACAACAAGAAAACATAGATTACATTAACAACGAAGTAGATGTAGAGTCTGATCAGGCTATGTTGTCGCTTGATGATGTGTTAAGTGATCCTAGTTATTCTGCACAATCTAGGACGTTAGATCAATTGTCAGAAGTTATACACGAAGACAAGAGAAAGTCTAGTCCTGAGCCTCGTCAGCCAGTTGATCCAGAAGAAACATGGGAGCGACTAGCAGAAAAACCTAATCCTGTATTACAAATATCACAAGACGATATAGACAGAATAAAAGATATAACAGATAAAAACTCTACAGATAAAGCAAAAAAAGATGCTGCTGGTATAACTTTGCCAACTGCAGAAGTTATTATGGATATGTTAGAGCAACCAAGCCGAGCAAGATTTTGGTATGAGTTGTCTTCTCAATCTTTTAAAGATTTGGTTCAAATACCACAAGACCAAATGAAACGATTTGTCAATTTGTTGTCAGCAACAAGTGGTGGAGAAGCACCATATCCAAACATGTTACAAGCGTTGTCTATGTTTTCTGAAATTAACAGAAGAGTTCCTATTAACACAGGAACAAGAACGCACACAACCACACTTAAAAATGCAATGGATACTGGGCCGCAGTCTTTAAAGTTTGGAAACTTTGCAAACACTTTTTTATATTTGATGGGCGAGTCTAACACCGTTCCCTTGTCTACTAACGACAGGCAAGTTGCTGCATTGTTTGATGTAAAAGAAAATGTTCTTGGATCTAAAGGTTCTCTTTATGAATATATTTCTAATTACTACTTAGCATTAAGGGATGTTTTAAATGAAAAACTTCCTGAAGGAGCACAGCCTTTTGAGGCGTGGCAGTTACAGGCTTTAGGTTGGGTAGCAATAAGAGGTCAAAAACAAGCCAGCAAGCAAGGTGTAAGTGATGATTACGCACAGTCTTTACAGACTATAATTAAGTCCTTAAAGAAAAAAGGCATATTAAAACCAGAAGAAAATGCTCTTACCATGGAACATTTTACAGGGGAAAAAGGAAAACAATTAACTTCTGCTCTTTCATCTACTGCTGATATTTTTGCTGATATGGAGTTTGCTACCGTTGAAGTGGCAACGCAAGTTACACCAGAAGGAAAAGAAGCAGACGAGTTGAACGAATGGTTAAAGACACAGGATCCAACTAAACCTTTAGTAAAACAATTTAAAAAGAAATATAATCAGATACAGAAAAAGACTTTTAAATCTTTAGGCAAAGCACCTAAGGGATCACGAAGTGTTATATCAGAACTCTTAGAATCAATTACAGGGGTCAAAGGCGTAAACATTTCTAGAATAGATTACGAAGGTGGAGGTACTTATTTAGGAGAGTTAAATCCTAACATGCGTATTCCGTTGGTTGGTCGTACTAAAGACACTTTTTTTGATTTAACAGATTCAGAAGTAGAAACATTTTTGGCTTATCTAGGAAAAACATTCAATCAAAAAGCAATGGCTTCAAGTAGATTTGAAAACATTAATCCTGAAGATAGTGTTGGAGATGCGACAAGAACATTTACAGTATTTGTAAATAGGCCTGATGCAACTGAAGCAGAAATAAATCAATTTACAAAAGACCTTGCTACTGAAATAGGTACTGATGTAAACCTAGCAAAATATGGCAATGGGTTTATGGTAGAAATAAACGCATACGACAAGGTTCCTACTCAAGAAGAAATACAATCTTTTTTAGGAAATAAATATGAAAACTTTGTAGATGATGTTACAATATTTAATGCTGCTTACAGCAGCCATTATATCGAGGAGGGTAATTATGACGAAAGAACAAGCCAAGCCATCGTTAAAAAGGGCACGAGTAGGAACATTGGAAGATCTCCAGAGGCTAGGTCTTCCCGTCAGCAGCGTCTCGATCTCAACAGGGTTGAGAGGAAACTTCTCAAAATCGCCAAAGAACGAAATGAAGGATTCAAAGGATTTATCTCCGACCTCAGAGGGGACAAGAGAATTGCAAGCCAAGGATTTGTCCTCCCCAGTAGACCAAAACCCCCAGCCGAACGAGCAGTAGACGAAGACGTTCAAGCACCAGATCTTTCTATAGACACACCTGTTTCTGAAGGAACAATACAGGCAGTCCTTCCATCCGTTTCTGATCCTACAGTAATAGCAGATAAGTTTACAGGTGTAGATTCTGTTACTTATGAAGAAGTGCTAAATCAAATACAAACTAAATATGGTGATACCATTACGAGCGAGAAAGCAGAAGAACTTGCTCAAGTTTCTTTTGATGCACATAGACTAAGTAGACCAGACTTTGCTTTAGATGTAGATGGGCCAAAGTCAGACACTCAAAGATTAATTGATATGTTGTTTGCCGAAGGAGATCCTGTATCTGTTTCAATAGCAAAAATGTTAAATGGTCAGCATCCTGACTGGGTTAAAGAAACAATGAAAGAAAAAAACCCAGCAATGCCTCAATGGCAATTCTTAACAGCATTGAAAGTATATGAAAACATACTGGCTGGGAAAGATCTCAAAGGAAGTTACATACGAAAGTTTAAAGACAGAATTAAAAAAGAAAAAAAGGGAGAAGAAAAACTAGCGAAGTTAGAAGAAAGACTTGAAAATATATCAAGAAGATATGAAGGCAAACTAAGACTCAAAGATCTTAAACTGCAAAATCTAAAAGAAAAACTTAAAAGAAAACAAGAATCAATAAAAAATATAAAAGAAAAAAATAAAAGAGAAAAAGAATTAATAAAAGAAATACAGCCAATGCTTATTGCAGAAGCACAAGACTTGCCGTTAGCAGAGAGAGGAAAACTTTTAAAACAAATTACTAATGTAAAATCTACGAGCAAGGCTATTAAACTAATAGACAAGATGCGAAGAACTGGCAAGGTATTGTCGTACAAGTTATCTGTTGACAAACTGAAAAAAGTAAATAAACAAGTTCGTAAAAAAAAATCGTTTTTATCTAGCACTACTCCTACGCCTGAGACATCTAAAAATTCCCCAGAGGAACAAGTGTCTCAGAGAGATGAAGTCATGGGTCTAGTTAAAGAAGCGGATGAATTAACAAAGAAAGCAAAAACAGGATTAAAAGATTTAGACGCTTTGCAATTAATGGAAAGAGAAGAGAAGTTACGATCTCTTCAGCAAAAAATTGTAGAAAAATACAATGCCTATGCTGGCGAGTCTTTGTATATAACAGAGGCAAGGGCAGAAAGATTAGCACAAGCAAGACGTTCTATTAAAGATGAAGTAGAACAGACAGTAAGAAAAAGAAATTTAGAGGCTGTAGAAACAGAGAAAGCAACGAAAACACCAGTTATTAAAAATTGGTTTAGGAACGCCATGGACTTGTCTAGATCTGTGAGTCTTATAGGTGGCGGTAAAGATAGTGCTCTTTATAGATTTATTGTGCCAACGCTTAGAAAAGCAGAGGCAAAAATGATTGAGAAAAATAACAGGACTATTAAGGCTGTTGACGAAGCAGCAAGAGCAGCAGGATTTAGAAACTTTAATCATTTGAGAAACTGTTGCTCTGAACGCAATGGCCGTGCAATGACACAGTACTTTACCTTTACAACAAGAAGAGGAACTGACCAAGAACAAGTAGTTCAAATAACATTAGGAGAAGCGTTGCATCTTCTTGCTATTGATCCTGACATTTTAGAAAGAATGGATGTTGAAAGAAAAAACAAAGCAGGCGATTTTATAGGAGCAAAACTTAAAATTAAAGTGCGAGATGAAGATGGTAATTTTATTAAGGATGAAATAGAAGAAGCAACATTAGATATAATTGCTTTTCGATCAGACATAGCCCAGCAAAATCCAGAGTTGGCAGATCTTGTTGCTGTTATGAAAGAGCAAATGGAACTGTCAAGAGTTGATGCATACAAAGCAATTAGAGAAGTAACTGGTACAGAGCCAGAGGTAGTACAAGGATATTTCCCAGCAGGATTAGACAGAGACAGCATAAAGAAAGATGGTACTAAGCCCTCAGCAGTTATTATAGACAACTATGGGAATGACATTAATAGTGTTTTAAATGCTCAAGGTTTTACTAAGGACAGAGTTAATAACAACGTTCCTGTTTTGTTACAAGATGGCCTTGAGTTATGGTTTGATCACATGAAAACAATGCATTCAATGTCAGAGTTTTTAGTGCCAACTAAAGACATAGACTCCATGTTAAACGATACAGAAATTAAAAAACAAATTGAAGAAGCCTATGGTGCAGATACCCTTGAAACGTTGCGAATGCAAATCTTAGCGTCTTCAAGAATGAATGCAGGAAAACCAGTAGAAACCTTAGATAGAATATTTGATGGTGCATTAGGAAATCTTGCTGCATCTGTTCTTACCATTAGTCCAAGAACGTGGGCTAAAATGTATTTTGGTGGTACAGCATCCTTATTATATTCCATGGATACTAAGTTTTTCTTAGAAGGTCTAAGACCTACCTTTAGTAAAAAATTGTATAGACAAATGATTGAAGATTCTCCATACATAAGAGACAGATTGTTTGGACAAGAAGGGTACTCAAGATTTTCTGGTCACTCTTACAACGATGGATCTCTTGAGGGAGAAGCAGAAACATTAGGCTTAAAAGACAATGCTACTTTAGAGAATGCATTAGCACAATTTTATGGAGCGTTAGCGAACACAAATAATCTTTCATTAAAAGAAAGAGGAGTTGCAGTCTACGGTGCACTTAAAGGGGTACGAGGTTCTATTAGAATATTACAGACTATTGATGCAGGTGTTTGCATGGTTGCTTACAAAGGTTATCTTGCAGAAGCAGATCAATTGTTGCCCGATGCTACGCCTGAACAAAAAAGAAAGTACGCTGCTGAAAAAGCATCTGATGCTTTAAGAGAAACTCAGAATGTTACTAGCCCAATGGACGATGCTGGATGGGCTACAAGAATAAAAACCAAATCAGGTGTTGGTAGTATCTCTAAATCTTTATTGTTATTTCAATCTGATCCAATGAAAAAAACTACCATGATAATGGAAGAATTACAGAAAAAGAAATTAGGACAAGATCATAAACTTGGAAAAGCAGTAGCAGCCGTTTCAGGGAATATGGTTGCTAGTTTTGGAGCAAACGCTTTGATTGCATCTCCATTCGCAATAGCACTTTCAACATTGTTTGGTTTTGAAGATGACATATTACAAGAAATAGAAGAAGAAGAAAGAACTGCAAGAAGAATAGTAGGTGGTATTGTTCGAGATACTACTAGTTTAATACCTATGGGTGAACCTTTAGCCAATCTTTTCCTTTCATTTACATCATCTGCTATAGGAGCAGCAAAAGATAGAGAGATTATTGGAGACGATTGGAGACTGTTGAATGCAGCAGAGCAACTTGGTAAGTTTGCTGGCCGAGATCCTTTACAGGTAGCGAGTATAGATACCATAAGTAGTGCATTAAGATCTTTTGCTAGGGGTGCTGACAAGGCTCTTGAAGGAGATTTTAGAGGGGTAACAAGACAGATGGTTGAAGCAACTAAATTGTTTGGTAACCCTTTGTATACACCAATGGCAGAGTGGGCTAGAGATTTTGAGTCTAGGAAAACTAAGGGCGATAGGGTATTGGCATTAGGTGCCTACTTTGAAAAAGCCTTAAAGGATGTTGAGAGTAAAGATATACCAGACGAAGTTAGTAGGCCACTATATAAATTTGTTGATATGTATAAAGAGTATAGATCAGAAGAAAGAAAGGTTAAAAGAAAGTATGGTACACAAGAAGAAATAAAATCTTTACCACAACAAGAACGTAACAAATTAAATGCCGAACTAGAAAATGAATTACAAGAACTTTTAGTTACATATTTAACTGAGTTACAAGAAGGAACTGGTCTTACTTCTTTGTATAACGAAGTGAAAAATTTTGATATACGTCCGTCTTTGGAAATGTCAAAAGAAAGACAGGAGAACTTTCAGAACGCAGGTTAACCTCAGAGGGTGAAGGGGCTGAGGTGACAATTGAAAAAAGAAACAAACATAAAAAGGTTTATAGCATTCTCATGTTTTCATAGTCCTTATCCCACGGCTGAGGCTATGCGTTGGGTGCTAGATGAAATAGCAGATTACAAGCCACATGTAGTTGTGTGTCTTGGTGATCTGTTTGACGCATCGGCTGCATCGGTGCATCCAGATGAAGTAAAGCATACGTTGTTAGATGAGTACGCTGTAGCCTCTAATTTTTTAGAGCAAGTAAGACGTGCTTCTCCTACCAACGCATCGTTTGTTTGGACATTGGGAAACCATGATGACAACATACAACGGTGCGATCCAAGAAGAATACCTGAAGGTTTAAGAGATATTGTGAATTGGAATAACACTCGCACCTATGGTGATGAGTTTAGAAAGTGGAAACAATATCCATATGAGAAAGGGGCACAATGTGTCTACTCTCTAGGACAGATTGGTTTTTTTCATGGCTTTGATGCAGGGAGTAATAGTGACGAAACCGAATCCTTACAGATGTCGTATGTTACAGGTGCACAACCGTGGAGGCTATGGATTAGGGGGCACACACATCGTCCAGTCCAAGTCACGCAGGCTAAGAAATCTGCACGGGTACGGCTACCCCACTTCTTTGCTAATGCAGGAACTCTCGGATTCGGTGATCAAACGCCAGAATACATGACAAGAAAAGATGTTTCTTGTTGGGGTCAAGCCATTGTTTATGGGGAAGTAAACACGGCTAAAAAATTACATGAATGCAATGGTGTTGAGTGGTCTGCTTCTACTTATGAAAGGATGGTTCCCTGTGAAAAACCAGTCGCAAGAATGGCCGAGTGTCTTAGTTGAGTGGTTAGATTCATGTGAACCTGCTGACAATGCAGAGGTGAGTTTGCATGACATACCAGATCCACAAATGATATATCAATGTGGATTTCTTGTAAGAGAAACAAATGAAAGTTTGTCTGTTGCTGGTGCATGGAAGCCAGAATGCGAAACCTTTGATTATGTAATTACTATACCTAAGTTTGCTGTTACAAAGTTAATTAAATTAAACGAAGTAGATATGTAATCACCCCCATAAATGGCTCTGCGATTTCTCATTTACAGGGGTGATTTTATCGGGGGCAAGTTTGGTTTTTTATTATACTAAAATTCTTTTCTTATGTCAGGTGAATCCATAGTTTTTTCTAAATCATCGTATGATTCATCATAAGTTTTTCTTGTATACACCGATGGAAACTTTTTCTTTTCTATATCTGATACATAGACCATAGCATCCCCTACAACTTCTGCTTGTTTTAATATTATAGAGTTTTGCTTTTCTATTTTTTCTTGCTGATCGTCTATTATTTTATTCAACATTTCTATTTCAAGATCCTTGTGATCTTTCTTCTGTGTTTTCTTTGGCATCGAGAGCCTCCCTGCTTAACAGTATTTCTGTTCTAGGTTGCCCTTCTTCCTTGGCTACCCACTTTTTAGATACGGACAAGTACACCACAGACTTGTCATCCGATATCCCACCCCATTGTGAAATAGCATCAAGAACTGCTTTTGCTACATTATCGCAGTCAGGTTTTGATACATGCCACATCTCTCCCGCAGGATCTTTTTTTCTACACAACCTTTTAGGTCTTTTAAAAAACAGTTGTAAGTCCACAAAGATATGACCATGAATTGGTAGTACCACTCTTCTTCTCTTCGCTACCTCATGCATGGCCATACCTATTGTGTCCTTGTAACCCCGTGCGTTGTTAGGGTTATACATTCGTGCTTTGCCATTGATGGATACGGCACGGGGGCGAGGCTGTGCCTTTGGCTCGCCTTCTACCACCCATGCTAGTACCTCTTCAGTCAAAACTGTACCGTCCCTTTACTCATCTCTTCCTTAATCATACCAATGTTTTTTGATAGGGTGCTGTTAGGTGTGCTAATTTTTGGCTCTTCTTTTTTTAGTTGCCATTGAAACTCTACACCCTTCCTCAATGTTTTTTCTTTCCACATACCATCTTCTCTCCACTTTTCAGTAACAACACCGTTTACTTGTTCCCCTATCTGTAGTGCATGTTCTCTATCATTGATAACTTCCATTACCTCTGAATAACCTTTTTCATTTAAAAATTTAACCCAATACCATTTGTGTCCTGTACCTTTACCGTTTTCTTTTTTATCTTCTTCAACATATTCTCTAAGTTTTTCACGCAATGCTTCAGGTCTTGGTGGCGTAGGGTATTTACTCTTTCTGTAATACAATTTGATGGCACCTCTTAGATAGAACTCATCGGTATTACTAAACTCTTTCATGTATTCTTCAAGTTGCATGGCTGTAGGTGACCAGTTTGGGTACAACTCTGACATGGTGGTGGTGTGGCTTTCATCCCAACTCATTGTTTTTCTCCTGTGCTTTTATTCTCTTCGTCATTTCTACCAAAGTATCTGTAGTTTTTATTTCAATTTCTACTTCATCAAGGTAACGCTCTTGATTAAAAAAAGTAGATGGGTAGGGAATGTATTTTTTCTCATTACCAAACGGGTACTTCTCTACCGAAACATACAGCATGGTAAATGCGTCTGCCTCTGATACGCCTGAATGTTTCATCACTCTTTTGGAGGCAGAGATGATTGCTTTTATCCCTGCTTTTTTTCCTATCTTGCGAGGGTAAATTGAATAGATTTTTTCAGCACCTATTTCAAATACTTTAGTATTAGTCGGTTCTTTATTAGTCGGTTCAAGGGGTGTCACCTGTGACACGGGGGGGGTGTCAGTAGTGACACTAGGGGGGGTTTCAATTTGACACCCCTCCTCCCACCATTGATCATTTAATTTGTACAGATTTGATGTGCTAGATCCGTTGGCTCTTGTTCTATTTTCTACCATGATCATGCCTAACGTATGCATTCTATCTATGGCTCTCATTACAGTAGATCTTGATAGGCCAGACTTCTCACTAATCCTTCTAAGACTAGGAAAACATTCTCCGCTATCTACTCCTGTATGATTTATTAATATAAGAAGAACTATTCTTTGATTGCAAGTAAGGCTTTTTTCTTCCATAGCCCTTGCCATTCTGTGCAGATTGTTCATTAAGATTCCTTTCTGTTTCTGCTTTCAGCATAGATCTTATTGATTCTTCTCTGAAAATCTATAGTGTCTATGCAAGATTTTAAAAGTGGTACTGCAAATAATATTAATTGCAACACTCGGCCGTCATCAATACCAGAACAAATAACACGGTCAGGCATACCATTGCTATCTCGTGTAACTACTGACCAGTCATCAACATCTTCAACTTCTTTTTCTTCAGCACCATTCATCAATAGTAATTGACTCGTGAGCATGGGTGTAAAGTCCCCTTTAGGTAATGCTTTTAACAATTCAACTATACGCTTTTTTCTTTTTTCGTTTAGAAATTCAGGTCGCTCCATCTTTTAACCTCCATTTCTCCTTTAGTTGTAAGCCTCCAAAGGTTTGCAAGATTGCCACTCGCAACTTTTTTAGTAAGACCAGACTTCTCAATCAAGTCCTTTTTCATTAGGGCGTTCAACGTAGCAGATACAGATTGATGTGACTTGTTTAATTCCTCTTCAATCTCTTCGCATGTTTTCATCTCTAATTTAAAGCACATCAATATTGAATGCTGTACAGATTTAGCACGAACAAAGGACTTTTTAAAAGCCTCACCGCTTACCTTATTATCAAAGCGGATTTTTTCAGTAGACTCACCTCTACCGACTGGTTTATCAAATAAAGATCTTTCTGTCATAATTCTTACTGCACCCGCTAGGGCACAGCAAGAGAAGGATAACCATCAAAACGGGATATCAGAATCCTTTATTGCTGGTTCGCTTGGTGGTTGCTGGTCTGATTCGTAGTGAACTCTTGTCCAGCCTCCATCATGTTCGATAAATACATTGCAACTTTCTCCAACTAAAGACTCTAGATCTACTGCGTCACCAGTCTTGATACCAAATACTTTTTTGAATGCTTCTCTTTTTTCCCCTGCTAATCCTTTAGATTTTAGCATAACCCAATCTTTCAATCCATACTTAAAGTCACAATCGGTATCAAATTGAACGACTAACATATCGTTACCCGCTTTGGATACGGCTTGTTCTACAGAGGTAATAGTTGCCCTAAAGTTTCCTGTTGGATGTAGTTTAAAACCTTGTTTCATTTATGCACCTCCTTGTTGTGCTATTTTATTTTTAAGATGTTGTATGCAAGTATCAGCCATTGATCTTGACATATCAGTAATGTTAGAAATTCCAAACTCCTTTTTAAAATGTGACATCATGTTGTCAAATACATCAGGATCAAACTCAGACACGTCAGATATCAACTTTCTAATCTGCTCTCTCTGTGATTCAGAACTAGATTCATTAGTGCTTACTACGGTATTGTTTGCTATCTTCCCAGATCCAGACGGCTTGTACTCAGATATATGCTGATCAACTTCGTCTTGATCTCCAGACAATATGCCAAACATTTTAGCGTAGTGATACTTCAATCCATAACTCCAAGCCTTGCCTAGTCCCTTGTCACCTCTATCAACACCCTCTCCATACCACCCAAGGGTTAGTTTGTCATCTGGGTTATCGACATTGTAATAAGTAGTGATGCCTTTTAAGACAATAAAATTATTATCTCTTGTATATGTTTCAACATCATGGCAAGTGCTAATACCAAACTTAGTAAGTAGATCTCTAACAGCACCAGTAATTTGATCATGGGTCACGGCTGAATATTGATTGTGAACCATGGACTCCTTTACTAGTGGCTGACTTAGTTGCTCTCGAACTAAATTTAATCTTTGGTGTAGGTTTAAGACTTCCTTCTTCTTAGTGGTAGTCTTCTTCGTGGTAGTACTCATTGAGTTATCGCCTCCATTTCTTTCTGTGCCCATTCAGGCAATCCTATATACCCGTTTGCCTGATCACCGTAATCAGGGTATCGGTCTTCTCTTAGGCACCAAGTAAGAATACTTAATGCTTTCTCCCAGTACATCGAACCAAACTCGATGACTTGATCATCAATATCAAATGCTTTAACTAGGTTTATTCCCTTAGTTTCTACTGCTAATATCTTGTATTGGCGTGGCTCACCACCGTACTCTTGTTGAACTGCACGAGTGTAAGCGGACGCTTGAAAGTGATACCAATAGTTAAAAAAGTTTCTGTGAAAACTAGACAGATCGGTGGTAGTTTTTACATCTATCACCATAGTATCGGTCACAATATCAGGCTTGCTTTTTAATTTTATATTAGGGTTAAAAGGGTCAGACCAGAACAACGGCTTCTCAATAACTGGATTGTCTCTAAGGCATTGATTCCAAAGTGGATGTTGTCTTATCTCATCAACGCACCCAAGTACATGTGCCCATTCATCAGCCTTCAGAATACATTCTTTATTTAGATTCTCGGTCTTGAAAGTATCCCATGCTTGACCTCTTCTGGTTTTTAATTCTGTAACCGCTATCTCTGATGCTATCTTGTCGGGCTCTAGTAGTGCTATGTGAACGGCTGTTCCTAGCATCATTGAAGATGACCGTGGCTGTGGGTTATCAAGATGATACCTAAATGCCTTTGGACACTTTTCCACTAAGATCCTTAGATCTGATTGTGAATACCCTGTTTGATTACGATAGTCTCTATCCCTCATTTTCATCCAACTCCTTTTTTACTTTTGCCCAGTATCTGGCAAGATTGTCTAATTTTTTTTGTGATTTGGTGCGAAAGAAATTAGGCCCACCATTCCACAATTTGGCCCTGTCTTCATCAGTTGCGACTCGACCTAAACGCTTAACAGTTAAGTATCGTTCGCAGTATCGGCGAAAGATTTTTAATGAGTATTCCAGAGATTCGCACATCTCGTATGTCTCATCGTTACGTTTACAATCAGACCACGCACCACGCCATATCTGAAGTGGGCCACGAGCATTTTGTGAGTCTCCTTTGGGACAGCCTGACTGGCATCTGTTCGATTCCACAGCCCAGATTGCATCCTCAATTGGTGACATATCTGGAACGCTTAGAACGAATGCTAGGCATGTTAATAGTGGTATCATTATTTTCTCCTGTGCTGTGGATCAGTCTTGAATTTGACTGTAATACTCTTTGATATGTTTCAAGCCACGAACCAAATACGCATGGCGTGGTAATGGCTTCCCGAATAGTTGAGTTTGAACCTCATCAATCTCTCTTATTAATCGGTCAGCCTCCGAATCTACTGGAATATTTATTTTCAATGCCCATCGTTTTTCATTTTTTTCTACATCACTCATTGCAATCTCCTTTGTTCTTGTTTATATTTGCAACTGAAGAATTTATTTTCTTTCTGTGCAGAGAACCCTCATTTTCATGGGGGTTTTCTATTAGGTCTAGTTCCTCAGCCCACAATTCAATATTGTCAGGACGTAAATTCCAAGGAATCAAAGAGTCTCTATGATCTACGTTGCTCATCGTGAAACCACCTTTCTTAAAATATAATTTTGTAGTACATCGCTAGATCTGAATAGTAAATCAGTATCAGAGTAACTAAGATATTCAGGCTCTGATCCATCACACTTGTCGATAAGTGCAGGCTCAAAGTCTGCTAATTCAATAGCCCAAATAGGATATTCAACATTATGTATGCCCGAAGGGTACTTGAGCATAGCAATTACGCCTTCAAACTGTCTAAGATATGTACCATCACCTAAATCAAGGTCGATGATATCTATACTGTGCTTACTTCTTTGAACCATTGTTATCCCTTTCTGTTTCTTGATTGTACTTGAGTGCCCTTTGACGGTCAAGTCGATCTTGATTTTTTAAGTCTTCCATAAATGATTCATCGTATGGTCTAATAGGATCGAAAGTATCTTCCAACAATTCATTGAAATCTATACCGTGATCTTTGGCTAAATCTTTGAGCGTTAAGATCCGACCCATTAGATCAGGATCGGTAACATACTTAAAACCAGTAAACCATTGCGAATATAAAATATGGTAGAGTTTGTCTGAAACATATTCATATATATGATTTGACATTACTTCATGTAAATCGGCGGATGCATTTGGATTACTCATCGGACACCTCCTCAGCATCGACAACCTGCCAGTCAGTAGCATCCTGCTCAATCATTTCTGGTTTACCGTCCCACAAATTTTGATCATATCGAAAATACATAGCCTTTTTAGTTGCTTCATCGTGTGAATCTGCTTCAAGAGTCATTGTTACTTGCTCTGTAATAGTTCCGTAAATGTTTAGTTTTACTTTGTATTTTTTACTCATCGGACACCTCCCTGCAAGAAACAATCGAATAATCGTCAAGACTACATGAAATGTTTGTAGGAATATTATCCCAATGATCTCCAGATACTCCCTCAGCATTACTAAGGTAGTAATGTGCTTTTTTACTAGCACGATTAAGAGCATCGTCCTTTGAATCTGCTTCGATATATGTGGTTACTTGTTTTGTTTGAGTGAAGTAACCGTCCATTTTTATTTTATATAATTTTTTACTCATCAGACACCTCCTTTTTTTTCTCTGCTGTCATAGCATCATTTACCGTTTTTTTGATTTCATCAGGGGCTAAACCGTTAGCCCCTAATATTTGAAATAACATGTCTTCCAAACTTGGTAATTTTTTCATTTTTAATCCTCCTGATCTTTAATACTTATAATTTGATCTTGAACCCATCCCTGTTCTACAGTTAAATGACCTCGTCCACACTTGCCTTCTTCTGCAATTTCTCCCCATTGGTCTTCATCTGTAATTACTCTGTTATCCTTAGTAATGCCTAGTATTTTTTCTACGTGCTTCACACTTTCGGCATCAACAAATCTCTCTGCCTGACGTGTTTCAAAATATCTAACTCTAAATGTTTTCATAAGAAAATCCTTTCTGTTTTGTAGGTCACCATTAACCTATCTTGAACTATTATAACCTATTTGTATCCTCTTGTCAAATCGGCTCTTTTAATTGTTAAATTCAATATGCCCCTGAGCAATTAAATCCTTAGCCGTGCGACCATACCATCCTTGCAACTGCCAACATATGCCAGTATCGACCAGTAATTGCCACGCCTCCAAATGGTCATTTAATTCGCCTTCGCCCGATTCAATAAGAGAGATAGCAGAAAATACGTTTGTATTAGACATTGACAGCCTCCTTCTTGATGCCAAGATTAAAACATCCGCAACAGTTGAAAATTTCGTAACCCTCAAATTCCCCATCGTCAATTTTTCTGAAACTATCCCGTGATTGCAGAACAAACCATGCACCCTCAACGCCAAGGGTATTTTTATGGAAATGGTGTAATTTGCTGTGCCTACTGGGCTCTGCTTTACTCCATGATCCGTTTGTAGGCGTAACCATATCGACCATCCCATCGAAATGAGATCGTGATTTGAAATACAGGTTATCTCTGTTTTTACGAATAAAACTCTTAATCGTAGAGAGAGTAATTTTTTTAGGCATAATGCCCTCCTTCTGTGCCCTGCGAAATTGCAGGAATGGACACCCCAAAGGGTGCCCGATCCCAAAATCTCACTCGCCTGTAATTGCAGGGTGATCATCTCCGACTGTGTAGATATGTATATGTATATTGTTGCCAATATGCTTCTTAATTGAGTTCATTGATCTGTAAGTCACATGTTTCATGTCTGTACGAGATTTAACCCATTTGTAAACTTTGTCACCGTGTTCTTCTTTACACGCCCACACAGCAAACGACTTGCGTTTTTTCGCCATTTCCCAAAAGTTCACATCTTCCTGCGTCCATTCTTCCTCTGGTTTATTTATTAAAAGACTCCTACCGCTTAGGTTTGTGTCGTAGCCCATTACAAAGGTAGTATGAGTTTTATTCTCAATACCTACTCGATCGTCTACGAATTTACCTGCGAAGTTTTTATTTGTTTGTGTTGTAGTCATTACTGACTCCTTTCTATGCCCTGCGAAATTGCAGGAATGAATGCCCCATTTTTGAGGCACTCGATCCCATAATCTCAATGTCCTATAGGTGTCCACCTGTGTTAATGGGGCAAGGGGTTTTCGGGCGATGGTAGTAGTCGGTGCTTGCGTGGCAGTAAACTTGACTTTCTACTTTTTTCAAATCGTTTAATTTTTTTTCATTTTCACGTATCGCCATTTCAATCTGTTCTACTTGGTCTGGAGGAGATTTCAAGCGTTTACAATTATCCAACATTTTATTCAAAGTATATTCCCTTGCATTGCATTTCATTCGGTGATATCTGTATACCCGAATACAATTGTCACCAACACGGTTGAATGGTTTGTAAAATCTTAAATTCATTAATTGAATCCTTTCTGTGTTGAAGGTTACTATTAACCTTACTTGTCATATATTACACTATCGGATCCTTTATGCAACAGGCAATAGTAAAAAATGTTCAAATTGGTCAATATTTTTAAAAAAATTTGAGCGGGTGTCATATTTATAGGGTAGTAAAGACAATAACCCTCCATTACTCTTATGCCTATGAGTGAACATGTTACCAGTAACGAAGGGTACAATAGCCCTCAGGATACCCATACACAGTTAGAACACGCTAGGGATCGCTCTAAGGCTGTTAGACGTCAACGTATGAAAGACAGACAATCCCACTTTCTGGAAATATTAAATCGATGTAACGGTGTTATAGCCTCAGCAATGCGAGAAGAGGGGGCACCAAAATGGCGTACACTCACTAGATGGAGAAGAGAACAGCCAGAGTTCGAGGATCTAGTACAGCAATCGATTGCTTCATGTATGGAGAGACTGCACGAGGTTGCCGTCCGCCTTGCTTCAGGTGATGCACACAATGAACCCGATACAAACATGTTGAGATTTGTTCTCAGTCATTGCTCAGATCTTTACAAGAAGAACAGCGAGCCGATGAAGATAGAATTATCTGTTGAGAGAAAAAAAGAAAGCGTAGAAGATTTAAAAAGATTGCTAGGGCAACAAGAAAATAAATTTGTCGAGTCGACTGCAAAAAATTTAAATTCTGACAAAGGGGTGGGGGGTACGGTGATCCCTTCTGACTCTGGCATGGTGGCCCCAGAGACAACAACCGTTTTAAAACCCCTTGAGGAAAAAGATGACAGTCCCTGAAACATGTCCTTTATGTGGAAGAAGGTATGAGCCGATATATGTACATGGTCACATACAATGTAGTAAGTGTGGAGGAAACATTGGGCCATGTTGTGATGGAGACACAGGGGATGGGTGTAAAATTAAAGAATAAGAATATTTAGGGTTCCCTTGGTGAAAGAAATATATTAGATTTCGAAAATGAACTGTAAACTGGGTGCGGTAGCAAGTAATACAATAATGTGGATATCTGGCACGGCGTTTAGTTCGCAGGTCGAAAAATTGGCAAGTATTGCTGAGATGACCACGGAGAAAGATTTGTACATAAGTTTACCTGTATTTATTATTTCTCTGATTGCATCGGTTGGCTTTACATGGACGGTGGCTCGATATGACAGCAACCAGCGTAGGATGGCTGATGAGGCACGAGATCACATGGAACGCCTGTATCGAAGGCTAGAGTGCATAGAAAGGTACATGGAGGACGAGGATGGCTAAGAAAAAAGTTAGTAAGAAGTTTAAACCGCACATGATGTATAGCAAGGGTGGCAAAGCGGTGAAGGCAAATACTATGAAAGATCACCTTGCATTGAAAAAGAAAGGTTATGGGCATACAAAGCCTAAGGCAAAGAAATGAAAAAGAAGGCTAAGAAGAAAGTAAAAAAAAAGTTAAGCACCAAGCAAAAAAAAATAGCCAGCATCGCTGCTCCTAGAGACATGATCACGAAGGCTGATTTTGCGGGACTTAGACGTAAGAAGAAGTAAGTATGGCAAAGAAGAAGGTAAAACGTAAATTTGCCAAGGTTCCTAAAACAAAGAGGGGGGTACCAAAGAAGTATGTTTCTGGTGCCAAGAATCCTTCTGCTAGGGAATCAGAAATATTACGAACTAGAAAGTTATACAAGCAGGGCAAGTTGACTCCTGCCATGATGGATGCGATATCCAAGAAAAGAGCGAGTGGTGGCAAAAAAAAAGGTAGCAAAAAAAAGTAGCAGTAGTGGCAGGGCTGGTGTTATTGCTAAATATTCTAAGTCGAGTGGAATATCTAAATCCACTTTGTCAAAAGTTTATTCTAGGGGTTTGGGGGCGTACTACAGTAGTGGAAGTCGGCCGAAGGTGTCGGCTCATCAATGGGCTGCGGGAAGAGTTCGTTCGTTTGCAACTGGCAAGGGTGGTGCTAGAAAGGCTGATTCGGACTTGATTCGCAAAAAAACAAAGAAGAAGTAAATGGATCAAGCAAAAAAAGAGTTGAAGATGAAGCGTAGGATGCCAACGGATAAGAATGGCAATCCTATAAAAAATTTTAAAAGGCCACATGAAAAAGCAATGCCTATAAATATTAAACTATGGGCAAGGGTAACAAACATGGCATCGGAGATATGGCCTAATTATCCAGATGGGAACTCAATAATCTGGGCAGAGAAGAAGTATAAAAGCCAAGGGGGCACATGGAAATAGATGGAATTATTTCCGTTAGAGTTTGAAAGGGGCAGAAAGTGTCCGAAGACAGGTCTTTGGATACCTACAAGTGCCCAAGAGGTTCAAGCGTCAAGATTAGATATTTTAGAGAAAGCAGGAAACAATGAAGAACTTCAAGGACAAATGTGGACATTATCTAGCCAATCTATTGAATGGTGGGCGGCGTACTGCTGCTGGACATACCGAGTGCGAGAAGTCGATGAAAACGGACGAGAAGTGCCTGCGAAACAACCGCATGTGCCATTTTCTTTGTGGCCTGTGCAAGTTAATGCCTTGGAAGAAATGTCTAGGGCTGTGCAAGAAGGCAATGATGTCGTGTTGTCCAAATCGAGAGACTGCGGAATGTCGTGGTTGGTGGCATTGCTTGGTGCGTGGCATTTTCTGTTCGTGCCAGAAAGCCAATGGATCTACGTCTCAAGAGTCGAAGAATCCCTAGATCGCAGAGGCGATCCTTCATCTTTATTCTGGAAGATTGAATATTTACTTAAGAAACAACCGCCATGGCTTCTCCCTTGCGACTTATCGGAACTTGAGTTCGGAGGTAAGAATCGTTCGCACTTGCAATTCCGAAACCCTCAGTCAGGATCTACAATTCTTGGGCAAGCATCAACAGGACATGTTGGTAGAGGAGGTCGAGCACAAGCGGTCGTATTTGATGAGTTTGCAGCGATGGGGCCTGCGGAAGATGCGTGGCGATCTGCTGCCGACACATCTGGATGTCGAATCGTGGTTTCTACTCCACTAGGTGCAGGCACTACTTATTCGAGACTTCGTAAGCAAGGATTGACCAATGGCACACCAAAAATTATTGATGTGTTGTACTATAACGTCCCTAAGAAGGGCGATAACAGGGAACTAAGGGTAGATAATGACGGTTCAATTACTGGATTGGTAGGCAGAACTTACTATTGGACACCATGGTTGCAAAAACAAATAGACAGACGGGCTGATCCTACGGATGTGGCTCAGAATATTTTTGCTGATGACCAGCAATCTGGTGATCAATTCTTTCCAAGTGCTGTGGTTTCTGACCATATCAAGCGATATATGGAAAAACCAAGGCGTTGTGAGATTGGAAGTCGTGGTTTTGAAGAAAGCGACAATGGACGATGGTATGTGTGGACAGAACCAGACGGTGTGAAAATGACTAACTATGTAATATTTGCCGACCCAAGTTATGGGACTGGTAAAGCAAATGCTACCTGTGCGGTAATGGATGTTGACGATGGCCAAATAGTTGCTATATTTGCAGACCCAAGAACCGCACCACAAGATTTAGCAGAACAAATGGCTCTAGCAGGTAGCAGTATCTACAATGGAGCCATGACTGAGGCCCTTGTGGGGTGGGAAACCAACGGGGCTGGCGGTGCAATGCACCTAGACTTTGAGAGGTTGGGCTATTCCGCTTTGTATCGTCAGCGTTCCGTTGGTACAAGCACCGAAAAAAGAGGCAAAAGATACGGCTGGACATCTACAAGATCTAATAAAAGGGTTTTGTTAGGGGGTCTTACTAGGGCTATGATTACCGAAGACATAGTTATTCGATGCAAAGATGCACTAGAAGAAGCATTAAATTATGTAATTACAGAGAATGGTGGCATAGAGTCGGCTTCTGTTAGGGATGAAAACACAGGTGCAAAAGAAGCACATGGTGACCGTATCATTGCTATATCTGGTTGCATACTGCTTAGAAAAGAATGGCCCTCTTATTATGAAGACAACAAAACTGAGTGGGGGCCAGATACATTGGGTTCAATATTAAAGGTTGACCAAGACTTGTACCCATGGTAAGAAAACAACATGGCAAAAAAGAAAAGAAAAAGCGTTAGTTTAAGTGTAGGACGAGGCGAGAAGTTGCCAGTAAGCAAAGGGGCTGGGTTGACTGCTAAAGGAAGAGCAAAGCACAACCGACAAACTGGATCTAAACTAAAAGCACCAGTTACAGGAAAAGTAAAAAGAGGAAGCAAAGCAGCCAAAAGGAGAAAATCTTTTTGTGCTCGTATGGGTGGTGTTGTAAAGAAATCAAAAGGCCCAGCAACTAGGGCTAGAGCCGCCATGAAAAGATGGAAATGTCCATAATTTTTAGGGTAGACACAGCCATGTACCTGTGGTAATAACAAGATGCCTAAAACATAGGGGTGTGCAGCCTCCAAAAGCCTCTCTTTGTAGCCGTCTAGTACGCCTAATATTAGCAATAAGCGAGGCCATACCTCTTTGAGATAGGCAATATTTGGTAGAAAAGGAGAAAAATTATGCCAATGGGAAAAGGGACATACGGAAAAAAAGTTGGAAGGCCTGCTAAAAAGAAAAAAGTTATGGCTAAAAAGAAGAAAAAAACTATGCGTAGGGGCTACTGATGCCACTATGGAATCCTAGCGTTTTGGATAACCTCCAGTATTGGGTGCGAGGCGATTCGTTGTCTTATCTGACGAATGGTACTGATGTTAATTTTTGGGCTGATGAAAGCGGTAATGGTTTTCATGTACAAAAAGCAACTACTGCTACTCAAAATGCTCCTGACGTTTTGCTGCAAGGCCAAAATGGTTTGCCTGTAGTAGATTTTGACAGTTCAAGAACTGAGTGTTTATTTGGTGGTGGTATTGTTACTCAGTTTGGAACGTCAGGTTTTTTTATAACTTCTGTTTTTAAAACGGCAACTACTGGTGGAACTGCGGAAACAGTTTTTGGAGATAATCAAGACAACAGTTTGTTTGAATTTAGATATACAGCAAGCAGTAACAGGCCTATAAAATATTTTGGAACTGGCGGTGATGCTGATTCTGCATTAGTAAATGTTGGTAATGATATGACTATGGCTTCATATGATCGGCAATCAACTGGTTCAAGTGATTCTTTTTGGCGAGTTAATGGCAAGTTAGAAAGCACAGAAACAGAAGCAGGTGATTACGATGATAATGATGCTACTACAGGTTTATTATGTATTGGTTGTTCTGGAACACAAGCATCTCCACAAAAACCTTTAAATGGTCAAATATGTGAAATAGTTATGTATGCCGATGCTTTAACAGACGCAGAAAGAATTTTATTAGAAGGTTATTTAGCCAATAAATGGGATTCAACAACTCTTATCGAGTCAGATGGGGGTAGCGATCACACATATAAAACAAAAAAACCACTAGATGGAATTACTTTACTAGGTGAAGATTTAGCAAATGAAACTCTAAGCAGATCTTTAGTTGGTGATTTAAGTGCAGATTTAAATATGGTAGATGCCGAACACGGCAAAGGATTCATGTAGTGAGACGAACCAAATCTTTTTACTTCTTCATGTTATTGTTATTAGTCGTGGTTACGGGATGCTCTTCTCTTCCGTCCCTTAGCGACACTTTAGGTTCGTCTATTACATCGGGTGCAAGTAGTGCCACAGGGGCGGTTTCAGACGCAACTGGAGCCTTGTCAATACTTAGTGTGGTAGGTGGATTGGCTACCCTTGCTGGCATTGCTGCACTCGTTATTACTAGGGGGGCAATGGGTTTTCGGGCGATACTCGCAGGTATTGCATTGTGTTTAGTAAACTTTGTAGTTTCGCAATATGCTGATTGGATATTCATTCCAGCAATTATTGCGACAGGAATAATCAGTCTTGCGTTTGGTTACAAGACCATACGAGAAATGCTTGATGGAGATTAATTGTGATCGGAAGATGGCATGCCAAAAGCAACAGACATAGTAACTCTTGTCGAAACATTAGGGTTTCCAGCGTTCTTAACCATCGTACTAATCGGTGGAATTTATTTTATGGCTCGCTGGATGATGAATATTTTACTCAGCAAATTGGACACACAGCACTCCCAATTGATGGCAAAATCAGAAGCCCAGAACAAAATGATTATCAAGTTAATAGATCGTGTGAGAGCGATGGACAACGATTTGATAAGACTAGATGTAATGATAAGGCTTCTTCGAGATATGCCTCCCGATTGGGATCGACTGGGCAAAAGAAACCCAGAGGATGCGAGGCAAGATTGAATTTACATCCAGAACATGAAGAGGCATATTTGTCTGATATAAAATTTAATTCAGAACAGACTATTGACTTATTGAAGGAAATATCTGATAACACTAAACAGGCAGCAGAAAGTTCTGCTGAAATTTTAAAATTGCTAAGTGCAATAAGGGAGGAATAATGGGCGATTTCATAAGAAGCACAATGGGAATGATTTCTTATTCAATAGTTGTATTTGCTGCTGGGGCTTTAATTGGCAAGCCTTTGTACGCATGGGTATCTGGAATGATGCCTTGGAATAAAAAGTGACTCCAGAATATTTAATTGACGAAGTAAATCAGGCTGAAGATTTTAGAGATCAGCATTTAGGTGATTATCGTGCGATGATCAACCGATATACTGGCCCTGACTATCAAGGCGGAGGGTATGAATCTACTGATTTTGACCCTGCAAACTCGATGTTTGAGTATGTTAGTTTAGTTTTACCAAGGTTAATTTACGATAATCCAACTGTAAGAGTGTCATCAAGAAGGCCAGTACAACAAAAGTTGACTGCTCAAAAGATGCAGTTGGCATTAAATTTATGGTGCAGATCTACAGATTTTAGAGACACTATGCAAAAAATTGCAGTTGATACTTTCTTTGCTTGGGGTGTTGCACTTACAAGACAAGAGCCATTATTGGGTCAAACTACAACATCAAATGATCCAATGTTCTTGCCAAAGGTGTATCGAATAAACCCAGAGCATTTCTTTGTTGATCCTGCTGCACAAGACCTTGACAACTGCAAGTACATGGGGCACAAGTATATTTCACGAAAAGAAGACTTGTTAGCGTTAGCAGAGAAAGACAAGACTTACAATGCAGAAGAAATAGAAAAAATTGCTGATGGCTCTGGAACATCTGAACTACGATCAGGATATAGATCTTCTTATGCTGGATACCGTGATGAAATTGCGGTTTACGAAGTATTCGTACCTTCAGCACAGCCACCAAAAAATGGCAAGTTTCATGGTAAAATATATACCTTTGGGTACAACTCCGAAGCATATGGAAGTGAATCAAGCGAAAATGATCGAGGCATGATTAGAGAGCCAGTAGATTATTATGGACCACGATCAGGCCCATATAGTGTTTTTGGATTTTATACAGTTCCAAACTCGCCATATCCATTGTCACCATTGGTTGCAAGTAATCCAATTATTAAAGATTTAAACAACCATTACCGATCTATTACTTACGGGGCAGGTGCATACAAACGATTAATTTTTGTTGATGCTAAGAATAGAACTTTGCCACAACAAATCAAAGAATCGCCAGATTTATTTGTTATACCTGTAGATTCTTTAGATGGTGACAGGATTGTTCCAGTCGAAATAGGCGGTATTACACAGCAACAATTAACATATGTTAACGATTTGCAAAACAGAATTGATCGATTGTCAGGTATGAATGAAGTGCAAAGAGGTATGATTAGCGGAGATGCAACAGCAACTGAGGTTTCTGTAGCAGAATCAGCATCAGGCTTGCGTATTGCACATATACAAAGACAATTTAGATCTTCTCTTGAGACTGTTTTAAAGTCAGTTTCTTGGTATTTATTTCACGATGATCGTGTCCAATTACCATTAGGTCAAGAAGGCATTGATATGTTAAATGAAGTAGATCCTGTATTTAAGGGTGGATCAGGTGCGGGTAACTATGAAGATTTAGATTTAGAAATAGATCCATACTCAACAGAAAAAGTAAACCAAGCATCGCAACAAAGAAGAGCAACAGAGGTAATTGGTCTTATAGGAAACCTTGCTCCATTGATACCACAAGCACCGTTTGTGCAATGGAATAAACTTTTTGACTACTTAGGTCACAGTTTAAATATACCTGAACTTGGTAATGTCATAGACATGCAGGGTGCTATGCAACAAGGTCAACAACAAATGATGAGTGGCGGTGGCCCTTCCTTTGGTGGGGTTAACATGAACGGTATACCAAATCCAACAGCAGGCAATGTGTCAGGTCAGATGTCACCTAGTGGCCCTGCTGCTGAAGCCAGAAGAGAGGCAAGGAGAAACCGATAATGCCGATGTATGAGTTTAAAAATAACAGGGGCGAAAAAAAAGAATTTTTCTTTAATATGTCTGATGTCCCTGATATTGGTTCTACTGTAGAAGATGAAGATGGAAACGAATGGACACGAGTTTCTTCTTTTATAGTAGATGCTGGAATGGGTGCTGTAGTACATGGCTACCCATATGTTTCAAGGTCTGGGCCAAGATATGTTGCAGGAGCAAAGTGCAACAATCAAGGTATGCCAATTATTACTTCAAGAAGACATGAGAAAGAGTTTTCTTCAAGGCATAATTTGACCCGTGATTAGCCCTTCCTCTCTGGCGTTTGGTGGCCGATAAGGTCATCAAGCGTTTTTTTAAAGGTTAACTATGGACATGATTGTCCCCCTATGGTAAATGATAGCAGGAGAAAAAAATGCCAGTTCATCAAACACATAAAGAATTAACTGCGGCGGACACGTCAGGAGTTACATTTCGTCCAAACGTAATAAATACGAAATCAGGAATTTTACAGATATCTAACGTCTGCGAAAGCGGAACAAACTCAACAGCAACAGCCACTTTGCATGGTCGATTATCGTCTGATCATGCTTATGCAGTAGTAAAAATCTTATCTTCTGGGCAAAGTGGTGATACTAGTACCACGGTATCAGCAGCCTCAGTAGTAAGTTTATTTCCTGATATGAAAGTAACGGTTGCTGAAACAGCAGGAAATATGAAAGCAACGGTGTCCATACTCGACTAGGAGAAAAAATGGCAGAAGAGACAAATGCAAAACTAACAGAAGATCAAATACTTGATCAGATACTTGACCGAGCAGGGGTTTCAAAAGAGACTTCTGTATATGGTCAACAACAGACTACGCCTCAACCAAAGGTAGAGGCACCAAAAGCGGAGGCAACCCCAGAACCCGTGGAGAAAGCATCGGAGGCACCAGTCGCTCCTAAAGAAGAACCTGCTTCAAAGGAGGATACGACTCGCCCACAGGATACTTCTCCCGAACTAAAGGCTGCTTACAAAGCACTACGAAGGGATGGCGTTCCCTATAACCTCTTAGACAAGATGTCAGCAGATAATCCAGATGAGTTAATCGAATGGGCTGCAAAAGCACGGAAAAGACAAGAGGATGTGGATGCCAAACTCGGTGCAACCAATCAAGATTCATCTGAAAGCAACGAGGCTACAGGTGAGGCTGATTCAGATTCTTCTCAAGAAAGTTCTACTGAGTCTACTGATGACACGATTAGTAAACTTAAAGAGCAATTTGGAGATGAAATGTCTGAACCCTTGTTGAAACTGAACACGCAGTTACAACAGCAAAATGAGCGATTGCAACAACAGATACAAGCAATGCAAGAAACTCAATTGCAAGAATCGCTTGCTCTATCTGAGCGAGTGCTTTCAAATCTATGGCCTGATTTAAGTACGAATCGGGATCAAATTCAACAACGGATGGCACAAATTGGTACTGAAAATCCTAATCAGTTCAATAGTGTGGAACAAATGATGTTCGCAGCCGCAGTAGATATACTAGGTGAACCGAAACAGCAACCAGCCCCTGTGCAGGGAGCACAAACGGAAGCACCTAAAGAGCAGACTAACCAGAGTGCTGCTGAACCAGATCCAAGGGATCTTGGGCAGCCAGCGAAACAATCAGGGGGCAACATGCCAACGGCAGCAATGTCAAATGCAGAACTAGAAGATCTAGCCCTAGAAGCCATACTAAACGGAGAAGGATTAGAAGGAGCCAAACGTGCCATGATGCAATCTTAGGAAAGGGTTGTTAAATGGCTGAGGGAACCTCAATTCAAAATTTTAATGACTTCATGCAAACAACAGGGCCAAGTTACTTGACCTCTGCTGATGAAGTGATTAACGAAGCAGCCAAGCACAACTATGTGTTTAATGGCTTATTCGCAGGTAAAGGAGCCGAGCGATCAATTCAAGGCGGACGAGAAATTCGTGATGTCGTGATGTTTGAAACTGGCTCTACTTATTCTCACTACAAACCAAATGAAACTTTCACATGGCAGATGCCACAAGTGACTGATACTATTACTCAACATTGGCGATTTATGATCGACCATATGTCATGGACTGACGCAGAAGTTGAACTCAACATGTCAGAAGGTCTAGCACGAGACGGTATTAAGGGTCAATACAAGCATCTCAAGAGAGTTAAAGAACAACGTCTATGGACTTCATTCTTAAATGGAATGGAAGAAGATTTGTTTAAACCATCTGCTGGAAACTACAGCGAAATGGAAGGTGCTTCTGGTACTTTACCTGCATCAATTTTCCACTTCATTACTGAGCGTACTAACATTGAAGGTGGTAATACATCTCTTACTGTAGATGGTGATCCTCGTGGTACCATTCCTATTGGAACAACATCATCTAGTGCTACTGTTCAGGGTATTAATCCTAACTCAGATAGTGCAACTATTAGTTTAGCAGATGGTAGTTCTACTAAATGGTCTAACCAAATTTCATATTACAAAAGTGTAGGCAACGCTGGCCCAGATGTAGATGATACTGCTGGTGTCAACTTAACTCCTACTTCATCACCAGCAATTGATGGAAACATGGAAGGAACTTCTGGAAGCAATGTGCTTGTAGGTGGTCTATTCCCTGCTTTTGATGATATGTTTTACAAAGTTCAATACCGTGCACCTAATAAATACGCTGAGTATTTTGATGACACAGGATTTCAACAACAAATGATCCTATGTTCACGAGAAGGTATCAATGCTTATAAGAGAGCATTGCGTGTTTCTAACGACCGTCTTATGGGTGTAAGTGCTGAGGACGCAGGTTATCTTGCTCCTACATACGCTGGTATTCCTCTAACTTATGTTTCACAGTTAGATAGTGCTGCTCAATATCCAACAGCAACTAACGGTACACAAACTACTATTAGTGCTAGGAATAACGCAAGTAATGTTTCTTTACTTGGAACATGTACTACTGAAACTGGATCAGCAGTTCAGGACTTTGGCCCACGTTATTATTTCATAAACGGTGAATATCTAAACATGTTCTTCCACGCACGAAGATATATGGTTAAGCATGAAGTTCTACGGCACCCAAATCAGCCGTTTACTTATGTTCAACCTGTAGATTGTTGGATGAACTTATTCTGCCGTTCACGTTCACGTCTTGGCGTAATTAAGCCAATTGTCTCTTAATAAAAGAAAGGATTAAAGATGGTTAATTTAGCACCAATTCAAGGCCCTTCTGCTGAGGGAATTGACTTTAAAAAAGAAGTTGTAAGTATTACTTGCACCAGTGCTCTTTCTAAAGGCGATATTGTTCTTTTAACTCTTGCAAGTGGCAAATTTGCTGCTTGTGATACGGCTGCTGCTTCCGCCGCTTCCTCTGGAATCGGAACATTAGCAGGCGTTGCAACTGAAGCAGTTGCTGCGGGAGCAAAAGGACAAATCGGTATACGAGGAGTTTTCGATTGTAATTGTGCTGCTAATGTTGATGCAGGCGTTGCAGCAAACTGTGACGCATCAAATGCAGGAAGACTAGTTGCTTCAACTACTGACCCTGCAAGTGATAGTGGATCAATTCATAAAGTTATAGCAATTGCATTAGCCGATACAGCAACTGCTGGAGATTTAACTTCATGCTTGTTTGACGGCATTAATGGTTTTGCAACTGCAGACGCATAGTTCTGCTTTTATGTCTACGGTTCTGGGGGGAGAAATCTCCCCAGATACCTTTTAATTTTTTTACTCTCTGAAAGGGGACTACTGTGAATCTGAAAACTGCTATTGAACATGTTCTCTTAGCAACAGGGGGTAACCCGTCTACCGCCATTGCTACAGATAACGAGCGTATTGCTCAAATTATTAATGATGCTGGAAATTACTTCTACTCTATGCCTTGGAAATGGAGAGAAGTGCATGATTATGTAATAGGGCCTGATGGTGATGGATACATTTCATTGCCTTTAGACTTTGCTGAAATAATACAAATTACGGGCAATGGATCATCTTTTAATGTACAACTTACTACTCCTGAAATGATTTCTGATCTAGTTGGATCTGGGCAATCTTCGTCAGGTGTAGAGTATGTGGCTGTAGTTTATACCTCTGGATCATCTGGAGCACTAACAGTTGATGGAAGTACAGGAGATGCACCTCGTGTATTTTTAAGAGTATTTCCAGAAAACATAACTGATACTGATAGATATTTAATGTCTTACCGAAAAGGTTTTGCTTTAGCCGATTCTACATCAGCAACAGGTTCTGTTGTAGGGTCTATAGTAACTGACACCTTGGTAAGCACAGGTATTACAGAAGGATCAAACACAGACAATGCTGTGGCTGCTTCTGAGTTTCAGTTCCCATATTATATGGATCCTTTGTTTGTTCAGTATCTTAGAGCGTTTGGTTTAGGATATGAGCAAGGTAATCTTAGTGAACAACTTCTTGCTATAGAGGCTGGCCCTCTTTATCAAAGAGCAATCACTCGTGATGGTATGGTTCAGTCAAACTTTGGAAAACTTAAATTGGCTGTACCGCCTTCTTTCCCAGTTCCTTTAAACAGCACAGTTCCTAATCCGAGTTAATCATGCCAAGTAAGTTACCAAGAGGTGGTGGATATGTTTACTACAACCCATTTGGGACAGTTACTGCTGTCTATTTAAAACCAGATAGAAGGTATATTAAAGATACGCCGATAAACTTTGCTTCTTTATCAGCAGATGCAAGAAACCCAGCATTGTTGAAAAAAGCACAAAAAACTTTTAAGAAAAGAAAAACGGCAACTGTGCAGTCAGTACAAACAGAATTAACACGAAAGCAGATAAATTCTGTTACATCGTATGAGGTAAATATTTAATGGCAACATCAATACAACTAAGAAGAATACCCCAAGCAAGTAAAGCAAATGCAGGAGCATTAGATGATGTAGCAGCAGCAGGTGAACCAATTGTAGTGTTTGCTGACGCTTCTACTCCAACTTTTACTCCTCGTTTGTACATTGGCAATGGCGATGATGCACTTAACGCATTGAGGGCATTGGGTGGGCCAAACTCTATTGCTTGTGATCAAGTCAAAGGTTTGCATGGTCTTACTCCCAATGGTGATCACTTTGCTCCATCAGGAGACGCTAATAGAATTATTTCTTTAGATGCAAATGGTACTGCCTCACTTACTACTTTAAATACACAAAATTTAAGTGGCAATACTAATCTTACTATGTCAGGCGATTTAACAATTGGTGACATTGATATTTCAAACGCAGACCATGACAATAATGGGATAATTGCAGATGATGCAGGAATTGTAAAAATACAAAGTGCAGGGGATACTTCTACCGATCCTGTTATAGAAATCTATCAAGGCGGTGGAAATGGTACAACAAACAAAACATTTGTACTCAAGGCTGACGGCGATATTACAGGCGTTAAAAATTTAACAACTACAGGTACTGTAACAGTTGCTGATGATAAACTTACTATAGGTAGCACTCTTGTAACAGTAACAGGTGCAGAAATAAATCAATTGGCTAGTATTGGTGGAAGTACCGTTGCAACACAACTTGGATTAAAAGCAGCAATAGATAGTCAAGCATTTACTGGAACTCCATCGTTACCTACAGGAACAACAGCCGTAACACAGTCTGTTTCTAATGACTCAACCAAACTTGCTACTACTAAATTTGTACATGACTATGCAGAAGCACAAGACTTTGGAAAAATTTCAGTAATTGAATTTAATGTAAGCCCAACAATGCAAACACTTTCTTCTAACACGACAACGAAAATAGGAGTAGGAACTGTTTCTGGATTAAGTTCATGCGATCTTGCATTAGTTATTATTGCGGATGGTGATAAACAAGGTTTATCTGCCTTGTTCAATCCAACAACTAATTTTATTGGAATTAAAAATGCACGAAGTAATCAAAGCCCTACTGCTAGAAATGATTCAGTAAACGTAAATTGCACCAATGGAACGTATACCAATTTTACCCAAGCACAAACTGATTTTAATACTGGAACGGCAGTAATATCTAGGTCAGATGCTCAAGAGGGTGATGGGGTTACAAAGTTTCATATTTTAGGGATAACAATTAGATAATGATAAAGCCTTTAACACCAATTCCTTTACCAAGACGGGGCTTTGCCTCTGGTATGCCGTACAACGACAGCAGCCAAGAGTTTACGCACGAATGCCTCAATGTATTGCCGTTTGATACATTTGAAGACAAGTTGCGTATAGCAAGTAGACAAGGTGTTGCGACCTTGCAGTTAAAAACTAATATACATGCTGGTACAGGATCATTTCAGTTTTTAGGATATTTTAAAACTTTTGATGCTAATGGCGAAATAAAAGACGGTTTAATTGCTATTGTCGATGGCGAGTTTTTTTATAACACTCAATCTTCAGTTGCAAGAGGTGCAGGTTCTTGGACATCAATGACAGATACAAGTGGTGCTAATGCAGGAACACAGCACTACCCTTTTAACACCGATGGTTCATTTGATGATCGTATACAGGGTGTACAGGTAGGAGACTTTTTTTACTTTGCATGTTCTAAATACCAAGATGGTACTGCAACAAGTAGTACCGCAGGTGCTTCTAACTCTGGCACATCTAATAGTAGTATTTTAAGGCCAGAGTATTTTAAAGTTAAATTAAATGTAGGAACGGCAACTGCACCACAATGGCAAGAGTGGTTGCCCACAGACGCTACTGGCGGTGCTTTAATTGGAGTAAGCGATTCTAGTGAAGGTGCTAATGACGATCACACTATTAATGCACCAGCAGCAGGTGAAGGTGCAACAATAATTGCAAACTTAGGATCAAGAATTGTTTTATCTGGTCAACCCAAAAATCCAACCAACTGGTTTATGTCTGCTATACCAGACGCTACACATGATGTAGGAAGCAATTGGGTAGTAAATACAACTGACTCTACTACTGCTTTGTTTGGTAGTTCAGGAACAAAGTTTGGTAGACTTGGTGACAATATTGTAGGAATGATACCATTTGGTTCTAACGGACTTTTATTTGGCTGTACTAATAGCATGGTTCTTCTTACTCAAGACCCAGCGTTTAGTGGTGCACAATTTAAAAGTTTGAGTCATAGTGTTGGCTTGGTAGGCCCAACTGCTTTTGCTAACGCAACTGGCAGATCATTGTATTTTATTGGCACCGATGGATTGTATCTAGTAAATGAAAACTCATTTTCTATAGATGAAAGCAATAAAATTAGCGATGGCAGATTAGACGATGCATTTGATCAAACTGAATGGAATGAAGTAACAGAAAACATTGTGTATGATCAAAGAAGACAAGGTATATGGATATATCTAACACGCACAGTTGCTCCTCTTAATTCAGTACATTATTTTTATCATATACCTACAAACTCGTTTTGGCCTCAGGTTTTCAACGATCCTGATTTTGATGGGCCAAAAGTTGCTACTACTGTTCGTCCTGCAACGTCACAGACTATGTACACAGTTTTTGCAAATGACAGTAAGATATGCAGATTTTCAGAAGGTGCTACTTTTGGAAGTGATGGATACCCTGATGCACAATCAACTGGTTTAGATACACCTTCATGGCAAGATTATTTTAATGGATTTATTTTATCGTATGTAAAAATTGGGCCAATATACAATCCGCAACGAAGAAGAACACGAGTAAAAGCAATAGAAATAGACATGGATATTGAAGAATATGCAGTACCTCAACTATCAACAGGTACTGATTCTACTGCTGGCACAGATGTTTACCCAATACCACCAGAAACTGATGTGTTTTTATTGTCAGGAGAAACTCCTGAACAGGCAAAGGGTAGTGCTTTTAGAGATAAATTACTTGCACAAGTTTTGGACACAGGAGATTTACAAGGTACTTTGTTTATTGCTTCTACAAGTAGTACAGGAACCTATACAGATTTAACTGACAATACCAACACAGCATTGAATGGTGGTCTATTTACAGCAGCCAGTTCTTCTACTGGATCTTACGAAACTCAATCAGGAAACTCTTTAGATGGTAATTTTCTTGTAGGTGTTGGAGAATATGTAGTTACAAATCCATTTGAAGAGGGTCAAGGTAGAGAATACTCTGGCCCAGATTCATGTGAATTAGTGTTTGAAAGTACCTATTGGAAAATAAAATCAGGTGGTACAGAGTTATTTAGATCAGCAGAAACAGATTTATCAAACCCTACAGATGCCTCATACTATGAAGATCAAACAACTACTTCTTTTACTGATGCAGATTACAAGACTACACTAGTTATAACTGGATCTCCTGCTAGTTCGTTTTCTGTAAAGAATCTAGGAGAAGTCCCAGCAGGAAGAAGCAATAGAAAAAATTTAAATGTTAATGCACCTGCCCATTACATTCTTATACAAGGTTTAGGCAGGCCAATCATCTTGGAAGAAGTGGCAGCCCTCATTGAAGATGGTGGGCCAAACTTAAAAAATACACAAACGGTGGTGACATAATGGGATTTTTAAGTGATCTATTTGGTGGCAAGCGTCCTGAAATCGGAGCAAAAAGTTTATTTGATTTGTTCCCTCAAATGCGTCAACAGTATGAAGAACTAGCAGGATTGCCAGAAGGCACTACATTGTTTGGTTCTTATGGTGATTTAGCATCAGCATTTACTGAGGGTCGTGACGAAGCATTAGGTTTTTTAACAGAAGGCTTTGATCAGTTGCAAGGATTACTCGGAGGTGTAGAAACTGACTTTGCTACTGATTTTAGCAATTTACTTTCAGGGTTTCAAACATCTTTTGATGCAGCAAGGTCATTTGCAGATCAGGCTATTCAACAATATCAAACTACTGGCATTGATTCTGCATTGCAACTAAGGCAACAAGCAGGAGATAGACAGCAAAGAATGCTGCAACAACAGTTAGCAGGCATGGGATTGACAGGAAGTTCGGTGGGAGCAGGTGCTTTAGGAAGTATCCAACAACAAACTGCTTTAGACATGGGTGCTATGCAGGAAGACTTTGGTGCTAGGTTAGCACAAATGATGCAAAATAGAGCAAATTTAGAAATGCAAGGTAGTCAGTTCCAAGCAGGCTTAGGTCAATTTGGTGCAACTAACATGATGAACTTAGGTCTTGGTAGAGCAGGTGCACTAAGTGATTACACACAAAGCCGAATAGGATTGTTTAATCAGTATCAACAAAGCATTATGGATGCACGAGAACAACAATTTATGCAACCTCTAAGTCTTTTAAGTGGAATGTTAACGACTGGATATAGAAACCCAACAGTATTTAACAATGCTAAACAAGGTGGCATTGGTGCACAACTTGCTGGACAAGCAGCAGGTGCTGGAATGGCTGCTTTGTTTTCTTCAGATATAAGGCTTAAAACAAATCTAGTTCCAATTGGAGAACGATATGGTCTTACAATTTACAAATGGGACTGGAATAAAATAGCCAGAAGGTTTGGTCTAGAAGGTGAATCAAGAGGATTCATTGCACAAGAAGTAGAAGTTTTACATCCAGAAGTAATATTTGAACATGACGGATTTAAGAAAATATCTTACAAAATGTTGTTTGAAAAGTTTGAAGATATAGACTCAATGGAGGATATTGAGTACGACAAACAAGCACTTGAAACATATGAGTACGAGGAGGCAACACATGGCTAATCAGTTTTATGGTATGAGAGGTTCATTTCAAGAACGAGTTGATGCTATGAAAGGCGGTATGCCTCTTAGTGAAAGATCAAGACGTGATAAAGCCATCAGCGATATGAAAGATACAAGTGAAGCGTTTGGTGAACTTACTAAATTTAGATCAAAACAAAGACGAAAAGCAAAACGTATTGGTGATATTGCAGATAGTTTTGCTGATTTAGCAGGAACAGTTGATGTAGGCAAATTTGCAGGTGCTCCTGTATACACAGGTGGTCGTGATTTTCTAGCAGGAATATCTTCTGGTTTAAATCTTGGGGCTATGTCAGCAGAAAGAAAAGGTGGCAAAATCGATGTGTTCGATCCTTTTGAAGATGCAAGTACCTACATGAATCAAATAGAATCATCTATGAATCCAATTGAAAGTTTAGTAAATAGATTATTTGGAGGCGGGCAATGAGCATTTTAAATATAGAAGATTCATCTTTTAACCAAGGTGGTTTAAAAAGAATAAGTGCTGGCGATGGTTTTGCAAGAATGGGTATAACTCCAAATGTAGAAGAAACATTACAAGATGTTCAATACTCTATAGAAAACCTGCAAAAAATGTTTAATGATAACGACATAAATTACAGAACTGCTCAAAGTGCTGTATCAAGAAAAGTGTCAAAAACATCAAAAAATAAAGACATACGAAATTTATATTTTGAAGGCCAAGAAGAAGGTGCTAATTATAATGCTGCTTTAAGAAGTGTAGCAGGTGATAGTCCTGAAGGCTTAGAGTTTTTAAATCTTGTTGTTGTAGGTGGCGAGCCTTATGCAGATATGCAAATGGGTGGAGGCAAGGTTGCTAGAGTTCCTATTACCAACACACAGTTTTTATCATTAGGTAAGGCTCGTGAGCAAAGAAGAATACAACGATTAGAAGAAGAAAGAAAAGCAAACGCTTCTAGAATGGGGTTAGAAGCCATAAGGCAAAATGCAACAGCGTTTGGTTTGTCTGAAGAAGAGTTAGGTTTGTTTGAAACAATAGCCCAAATTGATCCTGATTCTATACCACGAATGTTTAGAAATTTTGCGGCAAATAAACAACAGGGCACAGGCAATGCTTACTTGCAAAAAAATAAATGGGAAGCAGTAAACAAAGAAAATTTTTCTAGATTTGTTACTCCTATGAAAAATTTATATTCTGACTTAACAAAACAAACAGATGATTTAGATAAACAAATAGACAATTTAAATAAAACAATTTCAGGTTTATCAGAAGCGGATAAATTAAAGCCAGACAAGACATCATCATTAAATAATCAACTTTTGACTTTGCAAAATCAACGAAACGAAATTTCTGCTAAGGCAGAGAGGTATGCAAGGTATTTAAATTTACAAGGGCCACGCACTTATGCAACTTCTAATATGCCAAGGTATAAAGATATTTATGCAAATATGAGTAACTATACAGCCGAGCAATTGATGCAAGATTTTTTAGAAGATGGTTTTATAACAATGCCTGCGACTGGAAACGATGTGACAAAAATGATGGATATTGCTAGGCAGTTTGATAGTGTTCTCATGTCTAGTTTAAATTACCAAACATCTGTTGCTGGTGACGAAAGAACTCTTTTAGCAGCAGCAAACTTTCTAAATATAAACCCAGATAATATAAACGAAAAAAATGCTAATGCTGTAACAAACAATGATGAAGCAATTAAAAAAAATATTGATGACACAGGCTTAACTGTAGAAGAAAAACCTCCTCCAACAGTAAGTGGTGGTGGAACCCCACCTCTAGACTTAAGTAGTGCTTTTCCTGATCAAAGAGGCGTGTTTATTCAATTAGCAGGGCCACCAAATTTAGGGGGTCTTGGCCTCACGCAACAAAAAATAGAAGATTTATCAGAAAAAAGTTTGGACGAAGTAAATGAATATTTGGCTCAGGTATTTTTGTATTTAAAAGGTGTAACAGATAAAGACACAGTTGTAGCAGTTACAGAAAAATTGTCTTCCCTTATTAGTCAGGGAAGAAGAAGGCCAGAACCAAAAAAACAAATTTTTGCTCCAAATGTACGATTTGGAGTTCAAGCAAAGTAAAAGGAATTTAAATGTCTACAGAAAATAATAACAAACAATTTACACAAGATGATCTGTTAGATAGTTTAAAAAAACGATTTCCAGAAACATATGACAAACCGTTTTATGTAGATATTCAAGACGGCTTAAGATCAGTTGTGCAATCTTCAAGTGCAGGAATTGCTGGATTGTCAGGGTATTTAGCAAGACAGGCAGGATCTCTTACAGGCCTTGAAGGCCTTGAGGAGTTTGGAAAAGATTTGCAATTAGGTGCTGGATTAATTCAAAGTGGTGAGTTTGACATAGCACAAGAATTAGGAGATGCCACAGTAGAAGCATTTACTGGCGAAAAAATAATAAGACCAAAGGTAACAGAAGGAGAATTGTTAAAAAGACAAGCAGATAGTGATTCTGTAGTTTTTAATGTGACAAATGTTATTGGTCAGGCTGCTCCATCTATACTGTCTATGGGTGCAGCAAATCCTGCATTAGCGGCTACTATAGCGTCTGCATATATGGGTTCTGTATCAGCAGGAAATGAAATTACAACACTTGTGCAACAAAGGCCAGATGCAAATCTAACGGATCAATTTTTAACTGGTGCAGGTGCATTTTTTGTAGAGGCTGTTTCAGAAAGAGTAGGTTTAGGAAGACAAATTAAAGGTGTTAATGTTACAAGAAAACAATTAAAATCTATAGGCAAATCGTTTAGATCTGGGAACCGATTAGCAGCAAAAAGAAAAATGTTGCAATTAGGTTTACAAAGAGGTGCTGTTTCTTATGTGACAGAAGGATCTGAAGAAGTAGTAGCGGATTTAGGTATTCGTGCATTGCAAGGAGCAATGGATTACGAAACATCTACTTGGAAAGAAACATTATCAGGTCTTGGTGAAACATTTGCGTATGGTGGAGTTGCTGGCCCAGTTATATCAGGGGCTGGTATAGTAGGTCAAACAAGAAGAGATGCAGCACGAGTACAAGAAGAAGGTGGACTTGCAAGTTTAGAAAGACAAGAAGCACAAGAAAAAGCAAGAAAAGAAGCAGAAAAAAAACAAAGAGAAAGCGGTAACATTCCTGTAGTTTCTAATCAACAAGAAACACCTGTGGTAGAAGCAACAGACGAAGATTTACAAAAAGATTTACAAATGGTACAAGACAGGGAGAACGGAAAGTTTGAAACTGATAAAACCGAAAAAATGAAAAAAGAATCACAGGATGTGCAAATTAGTTTAGTAGATCCTGAAAAAATGAATCCTGTAGTTCTATCTGCATTTAGAGGATTAAATGCTCTTGCTAAAAAAATGGGTGGAAGGCGTGTAGTGTTTTACAACGCTACGTCAAAAGACGCTGATTCTCCAGATGGCCGTAAGCAATACAAAATTTCTGGCTTTGTTGGAACTAATAAGAATGTAATTTTTATTCGTGCCAACGGTTCTAATGCAGCAAAAATGGCTGCTGTTTTTACACATGAATTAGTTCACTCTGTTAGAGGAACAAATGCTCAAGCATACGATGCGTTAAGAGATGCGTTTGGTGAGTCAGCAGAACAAATGGGTGATACTTACTTTACTAAAATGCATAACGAAGAGTATGTAGAACTAATAGAAGAGCAAGGAAAAACACACGAAGAAGCCGTAGAAGAATTAAAGAAAAGACATATATATGACGAAGATAAGTTAATTGAAGAAGGCATTGCAGATTTAATGGGCAACCAAGAACTTCTTAAGGCTTCTGGTGTTATGTCTTGGTTTCAAGAAAACCCAACAAGAAGAGACAGAGTAAGAGATTACTTTAAAAGAAAGTTTATAGAGTTAGGATTTTCAGGAAGTATATTAGAAAAAAATGTACTATCATTTATACAAGGGCAAAGAGCAG